TAAAAAGAGTGGCAATTGCGGTAGGTTTATTTATTGTCGGAGGCGCGTTGATAGGTGTGGCTGATGACGGCGTTGAAGTAGCGGAAGAAGAAATGAAAGAAGAAAAAGAGGCGGTAAAAGAGAAGAAGGTAGATGTGACGTCGGAAAAAGATATAGAAAAGCTAGTAAACGAATTGATCGGGGATACCTCGAACACAGGAGAAAAACGCGTAGAGAAAGTAGTTTATAACGAGGTCGATACGTCGCCGTACATAGGACTCAATCTATATGCGGACGAAAACATTACTGTGAAACTAGCACGATCAGGCATGTTGAAAGATACGCTAGAGATAATGAAGGCACTAAACAAAGAAGGCTACAAAGGTAAATTTTACGTAGATTGGCGCTTGCCTTTGACGGATAAGTACGGCAATACCGAGTCGGGCAAAGTCATGTCGATAAATATAAGCGCAGAGGATTTCGGGAAAATAAATTTTGATAAAGTCGATTACTTAAACCTACCGAACATTGCCGAAAGCTATTACGAGCATCCCGGATTCAGCGATTAAAAAAGCCCTCGGCGGATAATTCCGCTAAGGGCTTATTTTGTCGCTAAAAACGTATACGCAAGTTTTCCATCGGACTAAATCGCTCATGCGCACGCTTGGTATCTTCGCTAAACATATTGACGTAGCGACGGACCATATCAAGCGTTTTATGACCGAGTATCTTCTGTAGCGTAAACAAGTCCGCCCCATTCTGTACCGACATTTTTGCAAAAGTGTGTCGAAAGGTATGCGGACTACAACGGACGTTAGTAATGCCCGCCTGCCTGCCGTATTTTTCGATTCGACGCCTTACGCTGTTGCGATTCATCTGCTCGTCATCGACCGTAATAAACAGCCAATCGACGTAAGAATCGCCGCGCGCGGCTATATACCGTTTTAAAATGCGAACCGATTGCGTCTGTATCGGCACTAAGCGCTGCTCGCCGTTTTTGCCCGCGATTAGTATTTGACGGTCAGCTAGGCGTACGTCATCGACCTTAATATCGCAAAGCTCACGTACCCGGACGCCCGTATCAAGCAGTACAGACATTATCGTTAAATCACGCAAGCCTACGAACATTTTGGGGTCGGGCTGGCGGAATAGCTCGCGCAATTGTTCGCGGTTAAACGTTTCAATAATTGACGGCTTAGGTTCGCCTATTTTGACGGCGTCCATCGGGCTTTTGTCGATAATGCCGCGCCCTTTTGCCCAATTAAAAAAGGCTCGCAAGGCGCGCAATGCCGAGGCGATAGAAGCGTGTTTTAGGCGCCTTTCCTCCGCTAGATACCTAACGTATTCATCCTCGATAATCTCGCGCGTAATCGCCCTTAAATTCGTTTTTATGCGCATATCCTCTAGCGTATACATAAAGCGCGTGAGTTGCGTCTTATAATACGTAATCGTATATTCGCTTTTATCGTCGATTTTAAGACCGCGCAGGAAGGACAGCATACAATCGTAAAAATCATCGTCTATCGACTGGACTTCCGGCGCCTCGACATTGACCGTTGTTCGGCGTCGTCTGCCGTTTATATTCATAAAAAATCACGCCCCTTTCCGCGAATTTTTATCGCTTGAATAGGCGTGTTATCTGCTTTAGATTAAATCATGCGTACCGCAATCATATAAACTGACGCTTAGGTCGGCGCTTGGTTGGACGCAAACCCGCGTCGTTATAGCGTTTAAAGCTGGCGGAGAGCAAGGGATTTGAACCCTTGAGACCGGGAACCGGCCTACATGATTTCCAATCAACGTTATCTATCTTATGATATATAAACCGCTATGTCAAGCGGAATGATTAGCGAAATCGGTACGCTAAACTAGACGCAAGGTCGCACGATTGATTGATACGCCTAAAAAAGCGAATCGCTAGATTATATATTAGTAGGGATGCGCCGAAATGTCAAATATATTGGCGCGCTAAAAATATTTTAAGGGAAGTTATGAAGGTAATGATTGATCGTATATATGAGGATAAAACAAACAAAAAAGTAGGTGATTTATATACAAGCGAGTTATACAAATACGTACAACGCATTCCAAAGTTTAAAGATAGGCGTCTCGAGACTAAGTCTTGTTTGAAGAGCAGGCATAACAGCCCGCTCTTTTTTATTTAAAACGTACCTGCATTTAAACGTCTTTGTAGCTCTTTAACAACTAAGCTAGGACGTGACAATTTACCATCTTGTACCGTGCCTAAATAGCGTTGTAAGGCTCGTACAGTAGCAGGCCCTAGCAATCCGTCAACTTTAGCGCCAACTTTACGTTGTAACGCTCGGACCATTGGACTACCGCCACGTCCAAAATGTACAGTATTACCGTATAAGCTAGTTGTCACGCTGTTACGTAACTGATTGCTAATAACACCATCGACAGGTGTACCTAATGCACGTTGAAATGCACGTGTAGTGTATTTACCCCATTTGCCATCTACCGTAAGTTTATACGTTGTTTTCCGCGGTTTAGACGACTTTTTTGCAGGCTTGGATGCGTTTGTGCTACCCGTCTTTTTAGCGCCTAACTTAGCCTTAAAATCTCCCCATGTAACGCCCTTTTCGCCCGAACGTAAATATCGCGGACAATCTTTACCGCTTGTTTTGTTGTGCTGGATAACGTTATCGACGCCAATATTATACTTATCCATCAAGTATTTAGTTAATTTAACAGCGTTATCTACTGCCTTTTTAAAATCACCATCACTATTAACACATATCTCAATCCCGATCGATTGTTGATTGTATTTACGATTACCTGCATGCCAACACTGCGCATTGTCACTAAACGACTGTATAATCTCTTTGTCGTCTACTTGGTAATGCCACGATGCCGAACGACTGTTTCCGCTAGCTTGTAACCGTGCATGTGCGTTTGCGTTTGCGCCTTTGCGCGTGTTTGCCGTTTCGTGTATGACGATATACTTTTTACTATTTGTTCCGTTGTAAGTCACACGTTTAGCGATGTGATTAGCTACTAGGTGTTTGCGTATCATCCGTATCTTCCCCCGCCTTGTTATTTAGTTTGTCGACCGCTCGTCTTAATACGGACGGAATGGGTAAATCCGTCTTGCTTGCTGTCTCTAAAATACTAATTAACTCGTTAGCAATGTAGAAAAAGGCGACAGCGTCTCTAAAGAACGTCCCGTCACCTAAAATTAAATCGATTTTATGCGCTACGGCTACCAAGACGATAATCGTTACCTTTTTCGCTATACCTACAAATCCTTTTTTGCTGTTAAGCTCACCGTAAGTAAATGCGACCATGATTGCTAATGCGTAATCCATAATAATAAATGTAATTAGTACCTGTAACAAAGGCGACCAACCTCCTAGTAAAAATGTGACGGTCGCCCCAATCACAGCGACTATTGTCTTAAAAATATTATCCATCATTATTTCACCTCATAAAAAATACGCCTACTCGGCTTTTAATTTTTGTAATCTCTCTTCTAGTTCTTTTATTTCCTTTTCTTTTTCCTCTTCTTCCGTTGGCACTTCAAGTGTTTCTCCTTCTTTTATCATAAGTTTAGGTGTAAAGCCGTCGATAATCAGTTCACATTTATGGATTTGTTCAGCCACGTAATCATCTACGTAAAACTGGAAGCCTTTGCCGTAATTGACTGCACTATTACCAACCGCTACACTTACCACATTATCGCTGTCATCTACTCTAAAAAACACTTTGACTACTTTTTCGTCAGGCTCTCCGTAGATTTTTATAGACATACTAAGCCTCCTCAATAATTGTCTGTCAAATAGACTCTATTAATCCTGAAAGAATAAACGGACTCTCGGTCATTCCATTGCCTTAATGCCCCTATCCTCAAATCGACAGAACGTCTAACGAACGTTGGAACACCTAAATCCGCTATGATAGGATTATAAGTTGAACTAGTATTCCCCCCACTCAATTCAATTTCTGCCAGCTGGTTATCACCTTCGTACAATCTTACTCTGTGTCTACCAACACGACTCCCCGATCTAACTCTATAGCCAACTACCAAATATCTGGAAGAATGAATAAACTCGTATCGTTGAAACCTTACCGTATAACCTTTATCAGGGTCTCTTGCATCTTCTACGTCTCCTTCCACGGGATGGCCTCTACCGTCAATTATCCCCATATATGCAAAGTAAAACCTTTCAAACTCTGTAAAAACAGGATGCCCGTCGGAATAACCTCCACGAATTTTATCCATCATATGAGGATCAAAACCACTTACAGCAAAATCTTGTCTAACTAAACCATCCTGCATCCAGACAGCACCATCGGGTCGTTGAATAGTCAACCCATCGTCACCAATTGTAACACGTTTGTTTTTTCCAAAGTATCCTTCCGTAGCTTCCACACGCCCCGTAACAAAAGCGTTGGCAAACCGCGCATTACCGTCTAAATCGATTTGTGACGTTGTACGTTCTTGTTGGTCGTATTGCACTAAACCGTTTACCCCATCCCACTCGATTCTTGCGCCCGTTTGTGACGTCCTTAGAGGTACAGCGCCGACATCGATAATGCCTTTCTTGATATTCTCGGCGTTTTCAGCGTACACTTTTGCGTCTTTCAGCGCCTGAGCCGTCTTATCGTCCACTTCCCGCCTGCTATACGCTCCTACTTCTCTCGGCTCGGTGGGCGTCATCTTTACCCATTCGCCGGAATTCGCTACATAAGCAACGTGCGGTGTTTGTGACGTATCAATCCATATCGGATTTTCGCCATCTTTTATTTCGGGCGGTGTGTCTGACTCGATTTTTTTAGGCTCGGCATAGTTTAAGAGTCGTTCAACGCTCGCCTTTTTAACAAGCTCTCGTTTGACGTACTTATAAAGGTCATGTACCGTTTCTGCGTCATGCTCGATAAAATCGCCTAGCACATACTCTTTTTGTACGGGTACAACAGCGTTACGTCTTACTTCGATTACCCTTGCTTCAACGTATAAATGCGGTGTAAAATACGTATCTTTAATCAGTATCGTATCGCCTTTACGTATTTTTTTAGCTTCGTCGCCTAACAAGTGCTCCAAGTCTAAAAACGATACTTCGTACTGGATAACGCTATTCTTTCGCTTGTTTAACTCTGTTTGCGTATATTGACGTAGCTCTTTTAACGTCATCTCTTCCCGTTCGGATTGCGGTTCATATACGCCTATTAGGTGTTTAGGCGCATGTTTAGGACGTCCCCAGCGCTTTAATGCGTCTATATCTTCAACAAATACGTCAAGGCGGGAACCGTCGTCACGTTCTGGACCAAGACCGATTAAGGCGGTATATATGTCGCCCACTTCTTTGCGGTTGATTTCCTGCAAGTCTTTCCCGAACGTGACTTCCCGCCCCCTAAATCGTCCTAGCGATTGCACGGCTTCGACTACTCGGTTTGTGACGATATAACCGTTATGCATGACTTTAAAATCGAGTTCTAGCTCAAATTCACGTGCAATGCGTAATAGATATTCGTACGGATTCGTCCAATCCTCAAAACTAATCGTTATCTCACGATCGGACTCGACTAAACCAACCTCAAATTCCGTATCGGACAAGGCAAAGAACATATGCTCACGTGCTGTACCTGTACGACTAAACGGTTCGATTGCTTTGGCCTTGCGTAAGTCTAAATAGGACGCATACGCCATTAGCTCGATTGTTTTCGCATGGCTTCGTCTGTCCTCGACTTCGTCTATAACAAATTCGTTATACTCGCCCTCATTTTCGGCTGGAACGATTAAACGGTTTCCCTTGACGATATGCTCATCATAGTCTTGTAGACCGATTAATTCGGCATAAAACGTATCTACATGGTCTTTTATGTTAACGAGATGTTCGTTGTCTAACACGTTTTTAGACGTAACGATCGCTCGTATATCGTCTGTTTGTCCGTCTGTAACGTGTATGATATTGCCGTAACGAGAGTACGCTCCCGTTGCTTTATCTATCGTTATTTGATTGGTTAAGTCGCCTATAAAGGCACTACCGACTTGTGTAAGAGTCATTTAAGACCACGTCCCATAAGCTTCGTATCCTATAGTAAATTCTACATCTTCGGTTGGAGATATATTATTGCCCATAATCCTATACCTAATACTTTTCTCATTTAAAGGATTGCTTACTGAGGACATCACTAAAAAACTATTTGTATAACCGTCCATAACCCAGGCGTTTGAGTATATGAGTTTATAACTGTCGTCAATAATCGGGGTTAACTCATCTCTTAAATTGCCTGTTCTATACATGTTGTTAATCTCCGACGTAAGCGATTCGGTCTTTTTAACATGACCCTTCAGCTCAAACGTACCGTCACTATACTTTTTAAGTATATAATCATCGCCTATTTCGGTGTCTATGACGTAGCTTGACGATAACTTCTCAATCGCCTGTTTCGTTCGCAAAGGTGTCATATATGCGTTGTTAGACGTACCATTTTCTGCTTGCGATTGCGATGCGATTCCGTAGTTTTGTACGTTGGATAAGCCTACATGCGCTTTGTCTACGTTATCTATACGGTCAAAAATGTCCTCGGGTGCTGGTGTCCAGTCGGTGGCGATGGTGCCTTTTTCGAGTTTTATATTTCTGATATAAATAGTATTAGAATTATCATTTTTTCTAATGATTAATCCAGTATAGTTCGTCATGTCGCTAGGGATTTTATCCTCATCAATAGGAATCACAAACCTCTGATACTCGGTAGTAGTTCTCTTATTTTCACCGTAAGAATGCCCCATATTATATCCATCTGACGCCCTGTAATAAACATGGGGTGTTACGGGTGAGCTGTCATTATCATGCCTAGCTTCAAACGAAACAACGACTTGCTCTCCAGCTAATTCATGCTTATTTTCTTCGTCTAATGGTAGAAATAGCGTATAACTTGTTAACTGTCTTTCTGCCTTAGAATTAGGTAAATAATTCCTCCCACCAATCTCAAGCCCTTCATAGTCCGCCGCATACTTAACCCACTTATAATCGCTTGCGTTGTTGCTGGGCGTTTCAGTATCTTTATTAAACGCCATGCCGATATATTTTTTACCGTCTGGATTATCGCTCATGCCGTTACCCTCAGCATCATCAGCGTATTTTACCCACATGTAACGAGTGTCGCCTTTAGGGCCCCTTGCCAACATGTCCATTTCATCGACTAAATCGGCTAAGGTTGTTAGTCCGTCTTTAAGTTCCTGTTCTCGTTCGATAAGCGTTTCTAAAAAGCTCATATATTCATCGTGATTTCTTAATTCGATTGGGAAACGGTTGTCCTTATCAATTATTTTATAGCCATCATCGTCTTTAAATTGCGGATAAAAAACAGCTAACTCCTTACCGCCGATCTCAATCATTTTATAATGCGGTGTCATGTAATCACTCCTCTCTGTAAGACTCATCAATAAGTTGCTGTAGTTTAGTAGTAGCTCTCGATAACTCGCTTTTTTGCGATTGTTTAAAATCATTAATATCGTCTAGTTTGATAACGATAACGTCCTCGTCCTTACTCTCAACAGGTAACGGATTTTCTTTCGTTGTTTCGACCATTTCACCATCTACACGATGTTGAGTCGCCACAAATGGCTTTAACTCGTCACCTGCTTGTACAATGTATATAATCATCTATATCGCTCCCTAAACGTTACGCTACCGTCAAATGCCTCAGCCGGCTCGACTGATATAGAGCTGTATCCACTTTCGAGGTGGAAAAAGTCACTACCGATATGCTTCAAAGGCATAGCGTTACGTCCGTTTATAAACACGTTTTCTGCGTCCATATCAATTAGTAATTCATCGCCTTTGCGGACGATATAAGGCGTTGTATCCTCCACCACTTGCGATAACTCAAACACTTCAACGCTGTTGATTCTTAATCGGGATGGCGTCCGTCTATCGGCATAGGACGCAATGTATAAAGTGATAAACTTGAGCCTGCCGGCATATTCTTTTGCTAGGTCGAGATACGTTTCTTCCCACCATCTTATATGCTTATGCCCTTGCCACTCGCCAATATAAAACGTAAACAAATCACCCTCACGCTTTGCGTTAAGGTAAAATAACGTTGTCTCTCGTGCGTTGTCATAGGTCCGAGTGTCTCCGATTAAATTACCATTTTTGCGACCACTACCACGATAAGGACCGTATCGAGCAAGCGGTACTCTGCGTTTGTATTTGCGATGATTGTCCTTGATTCCGATATGACCTAACATGTTCATGTTTTCGTCGAGAAAGTTTATTCCTATTCTCCAAGACTCTTCTTCCCGTCGACTGATAATGTCAAACGTCGTCTCGATTTCAAAATCTTGTAAAGCCTTGGGTAACTCTTTATATATCGCTGGACCGTGTAGCTTATCTCCTTTACCGTACGTCCTTGCACGTATTCCTGCATCGTCCGTTGTCATCTCACCGTCGATTTTATGCAATCGTTGAGGGTCAATAAACTCGTTTGTTGCTTTGCGCCAAGTACTGAGTGTGCTTCCGTTTTCGTACATGATAGACTTACGTGTTTCAATCGTTTCTTGTTCGTCATCAGCCGGCATTCCTAGTAGCATGTATTCGTCGTATTGATTTTCGATTAACGCATACGTCGAGTTTTCTTTTGCTTTCAGCTGTATAATCGGTTTAGCGGACGCTGTACCGTCGTTTTTAATCGTGTTAAGTCCGCCTGTTAGTTCGAGTTCGGTTTCGTTTTTCGAGTATTTGTAGGGGTCGGAACAAAATATATTAAACGATATTTGAGCTATCTTCGACCTCTCGTACTCACTGCTCATGCCCGCATATCTTCCGTAGTATACAAGCCCAGGCTCGTCCCCAAATTCGATAGTGACGTCTTTGTCCGTAACTAGAATGCGATTAAGTGCGTCTATATCCTTTCGCAAATCGGCAAATGACGTTGATTTTAACGTCATGTCTACTGTGATAAACCGTCCCGTAGTCCTAATACTTTCGAGGTAGTCTCCTTCAAAAAAAGGTGCGCCGATAGTGGTAAGCTCGACGCCCTTTAAACTCCGACCGTGTACGCCGTTAATAATAAGATAACGGTCGAGCGTGTCGTCGGTAAATTCTTCGACAATGTCCCGGCCGTCGTAAATCAATTTCTCAATGCTTCCTAGCGTAAATCCTTTTCCGTCCATTCGCTCACCGCCTATCGTAACCTCCATTTGTTGTAAGCTCTTGTAGATTGCTCCTGTCTTTCCGTAACATGAGGCTCAACAATTCGACCGACCGTACGCCCGTCCATAACCACCTCAAGGTTAGTTAATTTACGCTCTAAAGAGTTGATAGACCGCGCTAACAAGTCCTCGCGCGCATTGACGTCTACCGTACCGCTAACCGCGCTCGATAAGCTTCTTGCCGTAATTCCGTCCGGCGTGACGTATGACATATCGATGTTCTTTACGTCGGGTATCGCCGATTCCGCCAGCTTGTCCGATGCTTTGTCGACCTCTTTTGCCATACTTAACATACCATCGACTAATCCTTCACCTGTCCACGCTCCTATTTGCTCAAACACCCTCGACGGTGATTTTATCTTGAGTAGCGATTTAGCTTTGTCGACTACACCGCCAACAACGCCTGTTATCGCTTCGATTGCTCTGTCACGCATGTTTTTGATTCCGTCTATTAGACCTTTAATTAAATCTTTTCCGGCACTGGCCATATCAGAAACGAATTCAATTACCTTGCCAGGCATTTCTCCGATTTTTTCACCGACAATACGCACGGCTTCGGTTAACTTATCACGAATAGCTCGCTTGACTTCTTCGAATTTCTGTTTCGCTGTTGAAACGATCTCTTGCGCCTTATTTATAGCGTTTGTAACCATCTCGGTAAATTTACTGACGAGGTTATTCTTAGCTTCCGTTAATTTATTCGTAATGTTCTTCTTGACCTGTTCGAATCGGTCTTTAATCGTATTTTTAATGATCTCCGTTACATTTTTAATAAATCCTTTCATAATATCCCAAATATTCGAAAACGTCTGTTTAATCGTTTCCCAAGCCGAGGACCAATCACCGTCCAAGATATGGAGCCATGTTGTTATTACCCCTTTTATAATTTCGGTGGCTATTCTTACAACCGTTTTTATAACTTCCCAAGCAATCTCAATATAAATAACTATCTGTTCCCAAGCGTTCTGTATAAACGGAACAATATACTCCATGACTACTTCTATTATCGCTTGCAGACGCTCCCAGCCGTCTTGAACAACGCGCATTATAAGCTCGTTATTCTCCTGCCACCATTCGACCATCCCGCCCCATATTTCCATTACAAAATCTACGACGGCGCCGATTACGGTCATGACGACCTCGCGTACGGCTTCGAACGCTATAATAACGCCCTCTCGAAATGCCTCCGATTTTTTCCAAGCTACAACTAACGCAGCTATAAGCGCTCCTATCAATCCGATAATAATAAGTACTGGAGCGGAAATTCCTCCGAGAGCAGCTCCTACAGCTAGGCCGACCGTTTTAAGTGCCACAAATCCCGCTATTATCTGCGGTATAAATCCGACAAGCAATAAGAGACCTCCGCCTACTACGAGTAGTACAGACGCTAAAGCCGCCCCAATCGCTATGAACGACTTAACACTGTCAGGCAAAGCATTGAACTTATCCGCTAAAAACTGTAAGCCTTTGGCTAATACTTTTATAGCCGGTAATAAAGCTGAACCTAACGTTATTTGAATTTCTTCAAACGCCGAGCTTAAGTTCTCTAAAGCGCCCTGCAAGTTGTCTTTCATAATGTCGCGCATTTCCTTTAACGCTCCGTTAGAGTCTATGATTTCTCCTTTTAAATCGTCGTACTCATTTCCAAGACCGCTAAGCATTGCGCTAAACGCTTTACCGTGGTTAAGACCGGCGATTTGCGTCTGATAATGCGCCCGTTCTTCGTCAGACAATTCGCTAAGAGCTGATTCTACTTCTTTCATAACGACTTCCATGCCTCGGAAATTCCCTTCCGCGTCGAAGGCGTTTACGCCAAGCTCTTTCATCGCTTTAGCGCTCGGACCGGTAGTCGCCGTAAGCCTAGTCATAATAGCGTTTAAAGCCGTTCCTGCTTCGCTTCCTTTGAATCCTCGGTTAGCCATTACGCCTAAAAATGCGTTAGCTTCCGCAAGAGGTACGTTAAAGCGTTCGAATGTTCCACCCGCTATAACAAATGCCTCCATTAGAGCGTCAATATCCGTGTTAGCGCTCGATGCCGTCTTAGCGACTTTGTCGAGGTATCCATCTAAATCGCTAACCTCTAAGCCTAGCGCCGCCATGCTGTCCGTCACTAAATCCGACGCCCTGCCGAGGTCTAATGCTCCAGCTTCTGCGAGGTGCAAAATCGGCTCAATTCCGCTTAGCATTTGCTGAGTATTCCAGCCTGCCAGTGCCATGTATTCGAGACCTTCGGCCGCCTCAGACGCCGAGAACGATGTGCTCGCACCCATCTCTCGTGCTTTTGCGCTTAATAACTCGAAATCCTTGCCTGTCGCTCCACTTATCGCCGCGACTGACGACATCGCCGATTCGAAGTTAGCCGCCGTCTTTACCGACTTACCTAAGCCCACGGCGAGTGCTGTACCCATAGCTACCGAGGCCGCGCCCGTCTTTTTAAATGCGTCAAATGTTTCAGCGTTAGCCTTGCCGAAATTGCTTAGCGCCTTATTACTTTCCGCCATTTTGCGACTAAAATCCGTAATATCGGCGCCAATCTTGACTAGTATATCGTTAGCCATTCGTTTCCTCCTCTCCGCCAAACTTGCCCGCAAATTGCTCGAACTTACTTAATCGCTCGATAATTGCGCGCTGTCTTTCTTCGATGTCCTCCGCCGTCTTGTCCGTCTTAATCTCGCCCGTAGGTCGCTTAAATAAGTCTGATTGACGGAGCTTCTCCTTATGGTAAGCCGCCCTCATCATCATTGCTTGCGTTGCCATACGTTCGTATTCGTCGTATTTACGCTCAACCTGCGCCGCCATCATCAGCGCAAACTCGCGTGGCGTTTTAGACAGGACCTGCGACGAGTCTAAGCCAAGATGACGCCAGCCGTCGAATATTGCCGTTTCTACGACGTCAAGCTCTACGCCATTAACTGTTCGTAGGCTTTCTTCATCTCCGGATTCTGATTCAACAACTTCGTCACGGTCGGCTTGTAGAAAAAACTTTCCGTAACCACCTCGTTAGCAATGCGCTGTATATCGTCAAATGTAATTGCTTCTTGCGCAAATAAATCTTCAATCGCCTGCGTAACGTCCGCCTGCGAAAAGTTTTCGCCCGTGTGAAGCAAAGCCGCGTGCACGATGGTAGGAAAAGCTTCAAAGTCGCCTGCAATCGCTTTACCGATTAGCTCATAACTTCCGCCCTCGAAAGCCTTATTTAGTCGCTTAACCGCCTCAAACGTAATTTTTAACTCGTACTCTTTACCGTTAATATTAAAAGTTGCCATATCTATTCCTCCCGTTTAACGACCGTCGTCGATATAGTAGATTTACGTCCTCCGACGATATTAAAAAGGCGAGCCTGCGCCCGCCCGTTATTAACCTTCTACTCCGCCTGAACCGCCCTCGTCATTTCCGCCTAATTCTAACGGTGGCGCGCCTTCCGGAATCTCCGTTAATTCAATCTCCTCCAACTCGCCAAACAACGTAGCGTCGAGCGAGTATGTCGCAAAGTCGCCGTGATCGTCGCCTAATTCAAATGAGTTTATTTTATATATACCTTTTTTAGCGTTATTTGTATCAATATTTACTCGATATATCTCTACGAACCTTTTATTTAAAATCGCTTTCTCGACTTCGTCTATAAAAGGATCGCCTTTAACAATATCCCCCTCAAACGATACTTCGACTGTTACGTCCCCATAATCGACGCCCGTACGGTCTTTAGTCGATACTTCTAAGTCATCAGACGTTATAGACATACTTCCGCCCGTCTGGTCAAACGGCCTCATCAAACCGCCGCCCAAATCAACGAGATATAAAAAGTCCTCGCCTTTATATTTATATCCGACTGCTTCTGCCATAATTTAACCTCTCCTTTTTATTCGTTTGATTTCCAAGTCAAAATGTACGCGGTGCTTTTCCGATTCCCTCGCCGAGTCCTCGGCAGGCATCGGCGTTACCGCAGTTACCTCCACGTCAAAAAAGCCGTTAGGGCTATCGCTCCCATCCTCTTTAATTAACGGTATTTTATTAAACGTCAATAAATCGCTTATTTCGTCTGCCATTCGCGTCCTATCTGCAAAATGTTCCGCATGATAGCTTAGCTGTGTATGCTCGATGGATTGCACAGCTTCGCGCTTTTTAACGCGGTAAATACGCTCGTCCATCAGCGTTTCTAGCGTCATAAACGGCTTAACTTTCGGATAAGTGTAGCCGTCATAGATAATATCCGTCCTTACGCCTGTCTGCTCCGTTAAAAACTTCTGCAATGAGTAGAGCATGTCGTATAAATTCACTTAAATTTCGACACCTCCCGCCTTAGAGCTTCGCGGTAATCATTTCTATTTTTCCAAACTGATTTACGAATAAACCCTTTTTTAGTTTTATGCTCATATTCTTGACGGCGGGTATATGGCAATGTTCCGCCAAACTGCCATACCGCTGGCTTTAGACGATAAGGACTTGCAGCTAAGTTAGCGCGTAGGTCCCCCGACTTGTGAGGTGCGTTTTTTACGGCTTCGTTAGCCATTTTGCGCGTGTATGATTCCGTGACCTTATCGGCGTTGCCTTGCGCTTTTATACCTGCTAAGCTAAAATCGCGCATAACCTCGTTAAGACCTTTTACATTTACGTTCATTCTCACGAGATTTCCCGCCCAATTATCTCGTATCGATTACGCTCGCCTATACCTTTTTTATCCATCGCGGTAATCATATACGCCTTGCCGTCATGCTCCATACGCTTAATATCGTCCGCAATATGCTCGATAAGCTCGATGTTTACGTCGACTTTAATATCGCCCTCATCAAAGACGATACCGCCTTCGCTCGTGCGCTCCGGATTTGCTCCGCTTGCGGACGATATTTCCGTCACGACTGCGTCAAATGTTTCCGTCTTTGATGACTTGCCTATCGGCGTGCCTAGCGAGTCATATTCGATTTGTTCGTAAATAAACGATACCGGGCGCGTTCTATGCGATAAAATCTCATCACGGGATTGCTTCATAAAATCGATGTCTGCCTCGTTTAACATGCGTTATAACCACCTTTCGTCGAGGATGTAGGTTATATAGCTAGTACAGTTAGGGTGAGGAAGCCATATATCCGTATCATTAGGCTTAAATACCCCACGTCCCTTGCCGTACCTATCCTCGTTAGCTAATGTGTAGCAAGCGTGCTTATGGTGATCTTTTCGTCCGCAAGAACCGTCATTAAATTGTACCCACTTAACCAATCCACTCGCCTGCGCGTTATAGCTCGTTGCCGCTCTATGTGCCGTAACTGATTCCGTCCTTGCCAAGCGCTCAATCTTCCACGTTTCCGTGTTATATGCTTGACGGATGCGCGGTATCATCGCGTTAATGCCGTCGCCCCGAATAATGCCCGTCCTAATTACGCTTGTTAGTTCGTCTCTAATCTCGCCCGATAAGCCCCATATGCGGTCGCTTAGCACGAGATTATCGTCGCCAAATCTTCCGACAACAT